ACCAGCGGCTCCGGCAGATCAGACATCGCCGGCGAGGATCCACAGCACGAGCCGGCCGGCGCCAAGGATGAGAAACCCGGCCCCACCGAGCACCACTGCCGGCATAAAGCTGCGCAGCTCCAGGGTTAATGCAACACCCGTGCCAAAAATCACCGCGCCAATCAAAAAGCTAAGCACAAACAACGCTATACCTAGGCGTGCGAGCATTGGATCACTCCTCGTACAGGTCGGGGCGCAGGCGCTGCCGAGGGATCCCAGTGCGCCTGGAAATTTCGATGAACTGGTCGATGGGCACGCCCCGGACCGCCCAATTGTGCAGCCGCTGACGGCTGATCCCGAGCGCGCGCGCCGCCCTCGAAGGGGTGCCGCCCCAGCGCACTAGTTCCAAATATCCACGATTATCTTTTGCCATGGAGCGATAATAGACGAACACTTTGCCGTTGACTAGCCCTGCCGCATAAGCTAGCCTCATGGCATCACGATGACATCTACAGGAGGCAATCGTGGGTACAGTAGATACCGACCTGGCCAACCACATGGCCGAGGTCGATGCATACGAGGCCGGGCAGGACCGCATCGACGAGCTGGCCGAGGAGCTGTATGAGGCCGCCGTGCAGGGTAACTGGATGGATGAGCTGACTGAGTGGGCCGCCGACGAAGGCCTGGACCTGCTCAGTCGTCTGCGCGAGGAGATCGAGCGCGTCCGGGTCTGGATCGACCCCCGCGAGGACGTAGAGCGCATACTCCTGCATGAGTGGCGCGTCTTATGCCGGCTCTGGGCGCGCGATGAGGCCGAACGTGTCGCGAAGGAAGTGGAGGAGCACAATGAACAGATATGAGAAGAAAGTCGCAGAATATTGGCTGCGAAACGCCGCCGAGCTGGCGGCGGTGGCGGTGATGCTGTACGCCACAGCGCGGGCGCTGGGGTGGATGGCGTGAGTTCTTCTTCGCAGGAGTGGCATGAATACCAGGAATGGCTGGAAACGTACGACTATGCAGTGCTCAACAACGCCATCGCGCTGATCCGCGCACACTGCAAGCCGCACCACCACTGGGTGTGCGACCGATTGCGGGAAACGCGCCGTCGCAAACGAGGATAGCAATCATGGGAACTAACATCAACACTGAAATGCAATGGCACATACTAAAAGAGTTCTGGGGCGGAGACGGGCGCGGTGTCTGCTTGCAAATAACCGCAATCGCAGATGACGAAGGCTTTATCCAACTTACGATGGAGGAGGCGACTGCGCTGTGCAATGACCTAAGTGCGTTCATCAAACGAGAAGCTCTACGTCGGCAGGCGCTCCTGCGCGAGCATATAGGCCAATTGAAATATGTTGAGCGGACTGTGTTTAATGAGGTCGCCGAGCTGCCGAACGAGTTAATGGCAGGCCCACGACTGGCCGTAGAGACGGTTTCTCGATTCTGTCCGAAAGCACCTCGCCGGGGAGACTAAAAATGACCACTGTACACCTGCCCGATGATGTGCCGCTCGCGTTGCTGCACAGGCTGGCACAGGAGTACGGCCTGCGGATGAGCTGGGATGTCGAGGGCCGCGCAGTCGTGCTCGAGCGCGCGGACCTTGAGGCGACCATGCGCCGCGTGAGGGATAACATGGAGCGGTTTACGTCAGGGGATGCAGCATGAGCAAAGCCATCGAAGCCTGGCATTTTTTGGCCCACGGCGGGGAGTTCGGGTTTGTGGAAGTAGGCCATATTTACAGCGTAGAAGCCCCCATAGAGCTGTGCAAATGGGGGTTTCATGGCAGCACATCGGCTTGCGATGCACTGTCATTCGCGATTAGCCCTGTAGTGGGTCGCGTCGTGTTGTCAGGGCAGGTTATACAGGGGCGCAATAAAGCCTGCGCTATGCGCCGCGAGTATCTGTGGATCGCAGATGCGACAGAAGCCCTCCGCGCATACGCGCGCTGGTGTGCGCTCCAGGTAATCGGTCTGTGGGATGCACCTGACGTAGTGCGGCGGTACCTGGCAGACGGCGAAGAGGGCATCGTGCAGCATGCGCGCAGCGCGGCGTATGCCGCATATGCCGCATGGGATGATGAAAACATCCCGTACGACGCACGTGCAGCGTATGCCGCACGTGCGGCGAGCGAGGCGTGCGCCGTGCACGCTGTGAGTGCTGCAAGGAGTGCCGCGAGCTATGCAAGGAGTGCCGCAGCTTTCGAGCGGACGGGCCGGGCGGTAAAAGCCGCTCAGAGCGAAGATCTGACGCAGCGGCTTCTGCGGTTGCGGCCGTGAGGGAACAGGAATTCTAATGAAGAGCTACATAAGATTGTGCAGTCGGTTTGGCGTGCGCCGATACACCTACGGGTGGATATTGGAGGAAACATTGGAAGGTTATTCAGCTAAAAAACAGCAGCCCGTGGAGAGTAAGCGGTACACTTACCACGCCACGCTGGAGCAAGCGTGCGTCGCCGCGCTGGACGCTGAGGCGGGCAATGCGCGTACGGCTGCCGAGCTGCTAGCTCAGCTGCGCGCCAGTGCAAACGAGATCGTGGCAGCCGTAAAGGAGACCATGAAATGACCAATAGGCATCTTGAGCCACACGAGCCGAAGGCGCTCCAACCCCTATCCGTCGTCGATATGCTGCGCGGCGTGGATCTGGAACGCCTCGACCCAGGGAAGATCGACAAGCTGCTCGACGTGCAGATGCGCGTCATAGCCAGGCAGGCAGAGCAGGAGTTCAATCGCGCGTTTGTGCAATTGCAGGCGCGCCTGCGCCCAATCACGGCTACGCGTGTCATTCGCGGAAAAGACGGATCAGTACGCAGTCGGTACGCGAGCTACGAGGAGATCATGGAGCATCTGCGCCCGCTCCTGCTTGAGGCAGGATTCGCCGTGACGCGCGACCACGAGGCGTGGGACAAGCAGGTGACATGCAGTATGACGCTCCTGCACGCCGGCGGGCACTCGCGAACGAACAGCTTTACCGTACGCACCGCCGGCGGCCCGCCGGGCACGAGCTCCGAGCAGGCAGACGGCTCGGCCGCGTCGTACGCAGCGCGCTACGCGCTGCGAGATGCGTTAAACCTCGTCTACATCGAGCCGGACCAAGACGACGCCCGAAAGGTAGGATCTCCCATCAGCGAGGAGCAAGCGGCCAGTCTACGCTCCCGCGTGCGGGCAGCCGGCATCGACGAGCTCAAGTTCCTCCAGTATGCGCAGGTCGAGGTCGATGGCGCGCCGAGCGCCGAGCACTACAACGCCATCCTGTCGGGCCTGTACCCGCGCCTCGACCGGCTCGTCAGCGAGCGCGAGCGATGAGCGCGCCCCCGCTCGGCGCATATATCGCCCTGCGTCTGCGCCTGGATGACCTGCACGTACAGGCCGGCCGCGAACTACGCCATAGTCGGCCTCGCGCGCTCTGCGAGGAGCAGATAGTCGAGGCCCGCGCCCTGCATCGGGCAGGCCGCTCATGGCGTCAGGTTGGCGTCGCATTCGGGGTTTCCCCCACCACGGCTCGGCGAGCTGTCGAAGGCGGACGCAGGGGGTACGAGTAATGGAGCCGAAAGAGCAGTCTTACCGCGCGCTTGCGCCAGCTGCAGCCGACGTGCTGGACGAACGCCACCGTCAGATCTACGAGGAGGGCTGGACAGCAGAACATGACGATCAATGGGCCCATGGCGAACTTGCGGCCGCGGCCGGATGCTACGCGCTGCACGTCTGCTTGACGGTCCGTGGCCGGGCGCTTATGGGGCCGGTCCCCACGCCATGGCCGTGGGATCCATCGTGGTGGAAACCGAAGGATACACGACGAGACCTGGTACGCGCTGCCGCTTTGCTACTGGCCGAAATCGAGCGTCTGGATCGCAAAGATGACAAATAGCAGGAGAAAGGGCGCGCGCGGGGAACGTGATCTCTTGGCACTGCTCGGCACGCTCCTGGGCGTGCCGCTACGCCGGCGCCTGGGTGCGGCACGCGACGGAGGCGCCGACAGCCTAGATGTGCCCGGATGGTGCATCGAGATCAAGTACGCTGAGCGATGGCTGGCCGCATATTGGAGCCAGGCAGTGCGACAGGCCGAGCAGCGCAGGAGCCGCCCGGTGCTGTTTTGGCGCGCCAGTCGGCGGCCGTGGCGCGCCTTCGTCGATCCGCATGATCTGGCCCCAGCGATCTGGCCGGATCGAGGCGGGGAACCTATCTCGATGACCGTCGACCAATTCGCCTGCCTGGTCGCTCAATCATGAGCGTCATCCACAACGTGGCCCAGGGCTCGGAGCAATGGTTGGCGCTACGCGCTGGCCGGCCGACCGCTAGCGCGTTCGACCAAATTGTCACCCCAGCGCTAAAGCCTCGCACGGGCGAGATGCCGCGCACGTACCAGTGCCGGCTGATCGCAGAGCAGATGCTCGGCTATTCGATGGAGGATTTCTCGTCGTATGGGACCGACAGGGGGGAGATCCTGGAGCGGGAAGCGATCCCATGGTATGAGCTGACGAGTGGCGAGACCGCACGCAAGGTGGGGTTTGTCACCGCCCACGATGGCGCCGTGGGGTGCAGCCCTGATGCTCTAGTGGGGGATGTCGGGGGGATCGAGGTCAAGTGCGCGATGCCGGTGCAGCACGTAAAGAGCCTGCTCGACGAGGGTGTGCCGGAGAAATACATGGCGCAGATCGTCGGAGTGATCTGGATATGCGATCTGCAGTGGCTTGATTTTGTCGCTTACTCGCCGATGTTGCCGAGCGTCATCCGGCGTGTGCACCGGGACGAGGCGCAGATCGAGGCACTATCGAGCGCTGTCCTGGAGTTCGCGGCCGAGCTCGAGCGGGCGAAGCGGAAGGTCGGCGCCAAGATCGGAGGTGCTGCATGACCATAGGCCCGGACCCCGGGAGGCTCGCAGAGAGCATCCAGGCGCAGCGCCCGCCACCGTGCGAGCGTCCTACGCGTTGCCCACGCTGGCAGGAATGCGCTGACGGCAAGCTCGGCTGCGAGCTGTGGGCGATGTACGTGGTCGGCCCCAAGGCCGCAGGAAATCGCGGAAGGAAGCCGATCCGCGGCGCAAGGCTAAGGCCGCTGAGCAAAGTAGAGCGAGGCCCTTAAGAGCGCGTCGCGGCCCATTGCTTGATCGCCTCGGCGGCTTGCGGCTTGAGCGCTTCGGCCTCGAGCAGCGAGTCCTGCAGCGCCTCTACAGCCAGGCGCTTAGCCTCGATCCGGGCTGCGGATGCGGCTCGTGCCGCGGTTTTGGCCGCGCCCCCGGCCCAAGAAGCCTGCACTTCGGCCTCCTGTTCGGCGGTCATCTGTGAGGCCCCAATCCCTGCGATCCAGCGTTTCATGATGCTCGGAACCCGTAGAGCGTGTAATTGATGGTGCTCACATTACCAGATGACATGAGCAGGCGGAAGGCGTTCACCGCAGACACGGTGCCGCGTTCCGCCGCACCGGTTGCCAGGACCATGGCGTCGGACGCCGTCTGATAGGCGATCGACCACATGACCTTTGGCCGCTGGCCGCCTTTGGTGGGGTTGATGATCCAAATCAAACCCGACGCCTGTTCGTCCGCCTGGCTCCCGAGATTGACGGCCAGCTCGATTTCCGAGTCGGAGTCGCCCGCGGCGGTGTTGGCCGGCGTGCTCGCAAGAGAGTTGCGCGTCCACAGGTAATCCGACGCGCCGGAACTGTACGTGGAGCCGTTATCCGTGCTGGTGCGCAGGTACAGGTCCGTGGCGTCCGTGGCTGGCACGAGATCATCGAATACCAGCAGGATGGCCGCGTGCTTGTTCGAGATCAGCGACTCGAAATCGATGGTCGCGCCCGTGGCCGCCGTGTCGTTGGCCAGGATTTCGATCCCCGGCGTACGGTGTCCGCCGACGAGCGCGAACCAGTCGCTGCCATTGCACACCAGCAGCGCCGAATCCCCCGGTTGGAGCACGAGGGTCAAGGCGCCGTTGATGGTTTCCGAGGCATTGGCGTCAATCGTGACGAGCGAGCCGCTCGCTGGCGCGTTGTCGTTGCGCACGGCTACCGTGAAGCCGTCCCCCGCCCCGGCTGCCGCGAGTAGTGTAATCGTCGGGGCATTGGTCACCACGAACGTCTTGCCTCTGTCGGAGGTCGCCACCGTATAGGCGCCGCTCTTGGCCGATGTCCCGGCGCCGGCCCCGAAGGTCGCTGCGAAAGCGGCCAGGGCGGCCGAGTCGATCGCTTCGGCAAAGGTTTTCAGCGGCGTGCCGATCTTATCGATGTGCGTCGACCATTTGACCCGGTTACTCTCGACAAAGGACTTGTCGTCCGCTGGCGGTGAGCTGTTGTAGCCGGAGATGGATGGCTGGCTATAGGGATTACTCATTGCTGCTCATTCTCCTGCTCCTGTTCTGGCCCAAAGGCTTGGCGCGCCCATTCTGCGGCGCCATTGCTTAGCTCGGCCGCGGTATCAGAGGCTATTTCACCGGCGTTGCCCATGGAGAATATCCCGATCCGGAATAGCTTCAGGAACGCGGCGCGCTGTGCCAGTGCGGCCGACTCTTTGTCGAGGATCACGCGCAGCGGAAGCGCTGAACGCGGGTCAGATAGCGCTGATGTGAGCAGGCGGGAACCGCCCAAAAATGCGAGCCCACTAAGTGCACTGCCCGCGGCGCCGCCAGTGGCTGAGCCAAATGCCAGGAACGGCAAGCTCGCGCTTACCAGCCTGCGCCAACCACCGATCGTAACCCCGCGCGCAAGAAAAGTGCTGACATTCGGGATCGGCGTATCACCGAGGCGCTGCGCTGCCTCGACCATCGTCTCGAGCTGCTGTCCCGTGATCCCAGAATCAGAGAGCAGGCGCTCCCATGCTTTGAGGCGCCCGGATGTGCGAATTCCGACGCCGAACGTTTGCCTGAGTTTGTCGGCATCGATTAGCACCCTCCCGGCTCGCTCAGTAACGGACTTTGCGAGCGCATCTTTGAGCGCGTTCGCCCCCAACTGCTGGAATGTTTCCTTGCCGACAAGGCGGGACAACTCATCAACAGACTGCGGGCTGTTCAGATCAAGCACTATACCAGCGAGCTTATCCACAGCGACTTGTGTTGCCTGCTCTGACGGGCGCCTGACGGCAGACTTAATACCCGCCCTCTCCACTCTGGCGAATTTGTTTGCGGTCGCTGTCTCGAACAAGGTGGTCATGGTCTTGGAGAACTCGCTATCCAGCGCGGCCATTTCCTCAGCGATTTGCCTCGCGCCGTCGCCTGAAATGTTGTTAAGGATGTCAGATTTGACTGCACCATGCACAGGCATCAGGAGCAGCGCGACCGGTTTGCGGATTCCCTTGTCGGCAGTTGCAATGCGCTGCTCGATCTTTTTCAGCAGTTCGTCCGCCTGAGCGAGAGAAAGATCATCCAAGTCGAGCACTTCGCGCTCTAAAAATCCCTTTACCAAGGATGCGGCGTCTGCGGGGGTCGATACCTTACCGGCCACCGTCGGGGTGCGCTCTGCGATATCCTCAAGAACGGCCTCGGTGATGCCCTGCGTCTCGCGCGGTGTAACACGGACGCCCAGGCGTTTGGCGCGCAAGAACAAGTCGTCATAACGCGCATTGAATTTTGCACCGACCTCCTTGAACAGGTTTTTGGCGTCGTCCAGAATGCGAAAACCGAGGTTCTCTGGAGAAATAGTGACGAGTGGCGCGACCCGATCCGGTAACTCATCAAATGCCCGGCGCAGCGCAAGATCTGCGGCCTCGATGTTACGCCGCGCCTTGGCGCCGACGATTGGAAAACGCCCGAGGACGTTTAGGACTTGTTTCCCGAACTTGCCATCGCCGACCACCACGGCTGGCAGTTCGACGCCGATCTGACCGGCCTGCTGCGCGAGGTTTTCACCCGCCTTCGTGACGCCCGATGCTTTGCGCGCGATGGCCCGCCCGCCCAAGCGAGCGGCGCCGAACAGCCCCAGGCTCGCCACTTCGAGCAGCGCTTCACCTTCGGCCACCCGGCGCAGATCAGCGTCGCTCAGACCGCGCTCGCTTGCGCCTTCCAAACCAAGCATCTCAAGTATGTTGAGCGTTGTCTCTGGTGCCGCAGCGCCAGCGGCTGCGCCGAGAACGCTGCCGAGCACCGTCCCTGCTGCAGCGCCCGGCGGGCCAGCTACTAACGCGCCACCGGAGCCGAAAGCCTTGGCCCCGCCGGCGGAGAAGGCAAGAATGGTTCCTAAGCGCTCGAATTCAAGAGGGTCGTCTACGTCCGAGCCCATGAAGCGCTGGATCAGCCGTTTCACGACCCCAGGATCCGGGGGTGGGGATTCAGCACGCTGCGCAGCAGCATTCTCCGCAGGTGCCCCGAGCGGCTGGAGCTGCATCGCTTCTTCGGGCGTGATCCTGCGCACTGTCGGCCCGGTGAACGGCTGTATTTGCTGCGCCTCCTGCTCTGTCAGGGCGCGTACCATCATGGTTGCTCCGCGAAAAATTGACCATCAGGTGCGCGGTAGACCGTTTCGCCGCTTGGCAATTTTCCCACAGGCACAGAGCCGTCCGGCACCCCTTCCGGCAGCGCCGCCTCAGAGCCTCGGATCTCGACAAGAAATTGTGACTTAAGCCGCATGAATTCTTCCACATCATTAGTTATTTTGCTGCGGATGAGCGCGCGCGCCTCCGATAATGCCCCTCCTTCCTCGGGGCTCACGAGCGCAGCATCCAAGGCGCGCTGCCTGTTCAGTGTGGCGGCAGCTAACCCCGCCGCAATCGCTTCCTCGTTTGCTGCGTTGCTACGGCCGAGGTTCGCGAAGGCATCTTCAGCGAGTTGAACTTCACGCAAGTTCAAATTTCCATTGAACTTCTCGAAACCATCAATTATCAACTGCCGAGAAAGCCTATTGAATTCCTCCTGACTGGTCAGCTCGCCGAGTTTTGCGATCCCGGATTTTTTGGCGATCGTTTCAAGCGACAATCCAAAAGTATTTGCCAACCCCTGGAGAGCTGTAATAGTTGGCCTCAATGTTCCTGTTTGCGCTTGTTTCAAGCTCGACATCATTTGCCGGAGAACCTGCTCTGTGCCGACGCTTTTTTCGCCTTCCGCGATCATACGCGCCAGTTGATCCCCTATGTTCTTTCCGATCGTGCTCTGAAACGCGCTCTCTCCGGCGGCAATGTTGACCTGCGTTCCGGCGCCAAATCTCCCCTTGACATTAGCTTTTACGGTCCCGTCTGGATCGCGCAAAAACTCAACACGGGCCGATTCATTTTCAGGGATCCCCAACGCAAAGCGCTGATTGGCTGAGCTCGATCCACTGATTACGCGCTCGCCAAGCGATATTGGTGCAGGCGGCGTACCGGCCGCTGTACCCTCGGCCTGGGCCTGGGCCAACGTGCGCTTTTCGGCCGCCTGGGCCTGCAGGGCCTGCTCGCCGGAGGGCTGGAGCAGCAACCCCTGGAGCTTCCCGCGCGCGAGCTGGGTATTGATCCCCTCGCCGCCGCCATCGGCTGCCATGGCGGCGCGCAGCAGGGCGGGCGCCATGGCCTGCACAAAGGGCGTGACATCGGGGGCGCCCCGCTCGCGGGCCTGCGTCACCGCGTCCTCGGTCTGCTGCAGCGCCGTGGTGAACAGTGCGATAGCATTGGCGCGCTCGGCCTGGGCCTGTTGCGCGCGCGCCTGACGTTTGTCGGCGATGATCTCCGGACCACGGAACGTCTGGGAGAAACCAAGTCCCTGCAAATTCGATGCCATGGTGCCCCCTTATGCGAGTAGACCGATCCCAAGGTCAAGCAGCCTGGCCTGGGTCGCGCCGGCCCCGACCGCCATGTCGCGCAGAAGGGCGGATTGAGCCTGGGAAAGATTGGCCAGGATCCCTAGGCCGGCCTGTGAAAGGGACTCGCCGAGACCAGCCTGAAGGTTCATCTCGTTGATGGCGGTCTGCAGCCGGGCCTGGTCGTTGGCGGACTCGCGCTCGAGTAGGCGCGTGGACAGGTCCAGCTCCTGCAGGAACGAGCGCTGCACGAGCTCGTTTTCGGCCTGTGCGAACTCGGCTTCGGCGCGCGCGAGCGTATCGGCCGCGAAGCTCGAGCCGCTCAGGCGCCGCCGGGCCAGAGTCTCGCGCAGATCGCCGATGGCGCGCGAGCGCGCCGAGCCAAGGGTCGAGCGGGCCGCGTCGGTCAGGCGCCCGAAGCCGGGGCGCACCTGGGAGCGCAGCGCCCCGAGTTCGCGTGCTGCTTTCCCAAATTGTGCAGAAAGCTGGCCAATCTGGGCTTGCCGGGCCGGCGTGGAGCTGATGGTGAGCAGATCGCCGGTCCGACGGGATCGCAGCCCGCCGGCGTTGATGTTGGCGGCGCCGGCCGCCTGGCTCTGGGCCCCGGTCAGGGCGCCGAGTACATCCTCGTCCGATGGCGCATCGAACAAGGCGCTGACAAGGCTGCTCATGGTCTCACCTCACGCGATTGGAACAGCGCAACGCGCTCCCCCGTGGTATAGATGTCATACAGGCTACCCACGCGGCGCAGGGCGCCGGCATCGGCCATCCACTCGTAGAACCGCTTGTCCGCAAGCTTGGACATCACCAGCAGCGCCAGAGAGCCCCTGAGCGCGTCGAACAGGGCAAGGCCCGTCTCGACCTTGACTCTGGCGCTGGTCTTCGGGTGCCAGACAGCGTCACCAATCAGGACCACCGGGCCGGCCTGCGCCCCGAAGGCGACCAGTCGGGTTCGGTCGGCATCGCGCACAGCCCAGCCGTGCGTAAATTTCTCGCCGATGAACGCGGTTCCTGCCTCCAGGAACGAGGCGGCGTCCAGATCCGGGACCGCATGCCAGCCCTCGGGCAGGGCGCCGAGGCGGTAGGCCGCGCGTAGCACCTTCCAGTCGCCAAGTTCCCCGAACGAGTCGATCTGCAGGCCATGGCGAACGCTGGGCTTACGCCGCTTGCGTGAACCGCAAACCGAGTTCGTTGACGGTCCAGGCGTTGCCACTGTCAACCGTGATTTTGACCTGGAAATCCTGAGAACCGGCCGGGACGGCGAACTGCCGGCGGATGAGCTTTGACGTGTCGACCCCATAGTAGAAATCCCCGCCGTAATATACATCCCCTGAATAAACCGTATCAATATCGGTGCCCGGAAGCGCCAGAGTGACCGACTCTGTGATCGGGTGCTCGCCGGCGAACAGCAGCACCACCTCGACATTGACCGCTTCCTGCCTGCGATAGCGCAGATAGCCCTCCATATCCACCGCCTTGGCGAGCACTTCGGCGCTGAACAGCGCAGAGGTGCGCGACGCCGTGATGGTGGCACCGGCGTCCGATGTACCTGAGCCCTCCAGGCGGTATACGTTGCCGTTCGCGTCACCCATGAGCACGTATTCGAGCCCGTCGCTCGGGTCAAGCACGTTCATCATGGCCGTCGGGTTCAGCGCCATCGCGTGATTGGTCACCCACTGTGACCAGGGAGAGATCCCGGACTCAAGAAGCCCCGTATGCAGCACCCAGATCTGCGAACCCCCGACAGGGTGGCAATAGACGCGGTTCAGGCGTCGGTTCTCGACGATAATCCAGTCGTCGAAACCCTCGAACAGATCCGCGACCGGACCACTGAGATCGTTCTGCTCGACATCGCCGAAGCGCTCTGTCGCGGTCGCGCTTTCGACAGCCCCCTGTCGGCCGTAGACGATGTCATTGACGGCCAGCGCCATGGCCTCGTCCCCGGCGGCTCCGGTGCGGGTGGATAGCAGCTCCATAGCGAAATCCTTCGCCGAGGCTCCTGTGAGTTTGTACAGATTGCCCAGTTTGCTGCTGACCACCACCCGCCCGAAGCTTTCGACGAGCCCATTGATGGCTCTGTTGTCCGGTTGGACCAGAAAGAACGGGTCCGATTCCGACAGCGACGATGACGGCCGGTTGGCGACCGTGATCTGCGCGTAATCGCCGCGCGCCGAGCCGACGATGAGATGGGGGAAATCGTTGCCGTTGTCGTGGATGTTGGCGAAAACGGCGCGCTCGTTCTCCACAAAGCAGTAGCGCGCGCGGAACGTGCCGAAAGCGCCGGATCCGGTCTCGTCCGTGAACGTGACCGCTGCCAGGGTGCTGCCATCCCATTCGTACACGACCTCGGCCAGATTGACGTCCGTGATCAGCACCTTGTCGGTAAGCTGCCAGTTGTGCTCAAGCCGGCCACGGATCTTCGCGTTGGCATTGACCGTGCCGACCAAAGTGAAAGTTGAGCCTCCGTCCCACTCGTAGACGTTGCCGGCGCCCTGCACGAGGGTCGAGATGGTGCCATCGGACTTGAACAGAGATGCGAAACCGCGCACCTCGCCGCTGTTGGGCAGCGTTCCAAGCGACTCGAAGCCCTTGCGCGGGCGAAACTGTGCATTGTCGCGGTCCAGCGCGAAGTTCTGTCCGGCTGAGCACTCTCTCGGATCCAGATCCTCCTCTGAGGCGCGCGAATGGACGCCGCCGCCGAACTTCAGGCGCAACGCCTCCTCGCGGTGCACCGAGCGCGGCATCAGAAATCGTCCTCGAACGGCGCGCCGACGCCCGGCAAGTGACCGCCTGCGCGCACCGGGCCGTAATGGGTGCGCGGCTGTTGTTGCGTTAGCAGGCGGGCGGCGCGGCCCATCGATGCACGGAACAGCTCGGCGCTGAACTCGCGCTTGTGATTGATCGCCATCAACTCGGCTACAGCGGGCACCAGCGCGCGAAATACCCCATCGTTAAACGGCATTGCATCCGAGGCCGATGCCATTGAGACATCTTTGTCATAAAGATACGTGTAGACCAGCCCGTTCTCGGCGGCATTCGGGATGGCATCCAGGTACAGCTGTCCGTCGGTGGGGCGAATTGCCGCGGCCTGCGCAAGGCCTGTGACATTGTCCGCAATGGGCTGGTCGGCGATGAGCGCCGCATAGCCGCCAGGGTAGGCGCGGATGTACTGCCCATTGGTGCGGTCCTGCAGCGGCCAGCGCAACGCGAGCAGATCCGATGCCAGCGCATAATCCCGATCGCCCGTGGCAAGCGTGATGGTCGCCTCGGCAACCTCATTGGGCAGACCCGCGCCGCTGACTGAATACAGTTCCTCGATGGCCTCGTTCCATGCCTGCACGGCCGTATCGATCCACACCTGCCGGGGCGAGTCGGTCAACGAGGTCAGGGCGCCGGCATCGCCGGAGATCTTGTTCAGGCGCCGCAAGACTTCATTGACGCCGTCGAGCAGTGTTTTAGCCATAGCCTTTTTCCACAATGTCCGCCTGGATCCGCGCGACCAGGTCATCGCGCTTATCGGTGCGCTCCCATTTAAGCCCGCGCTCCTTACACAGTTTGCGAAGATGCACCACGTTGCGGGGGAAATGCTGCGCATCGGGAACCGGAACAGGCTCCGTGGCTCTGGCGCTCGCCTGGGCCGTTTCACGTGGAACGGCCGGAAACCCCTGGACGTTGTTTCTCTGGCAGATGGCCAACAGCGCGTCGCGCGTGTCGGCGACATCGTGGGTGATACCGTGCGCGCGCAGCATGCGATGCAGCAACAGGCGCGATGCCCTCGGCCCCATGTTCAGGGGCTGGTTGGTGTCCATGTCCATGACCGGACTTTGTCGAGTGATCGGCATACCGTCTCCCAAAAAGAAGGGGGCCGAAGCCCCCTGAATGTCCTTCCCGCGAATGCGGATTAGTTGGCGAGGTTGCTCGCAGCGACCACGAGCCCGCGCCCCCAATTGGAATTGAGGATGGCGCCCGCGTGCCACGCCGACCATGCCATGCTCATCATCTCGTCGAACGGGTCGTCCAGACCCGAGGGGCGATCGGTATTACGCCCCTTGACGATCATCTTGATGGCGGGCGGGTTGCCCTCGCGGCCCGAGACGAAGCTGCCATCCGGCAGCTGTTGCCCCAGCCCGACCGCCCCATGGGCATCGCGCCCAAGGAGCACGATCGTGTACAGATCGTTGCTCCCCGAAGTCGAACGGAAGTCGTTCGAGCTGGTCGTGGCGCCCGCGCCGGCGTCGATGGACGCCTCGGGGGTCTGGATGAATCGCACACCGAGACCCGCCCGGCCGTAGAAGCCGAACTCGCCCGGCACCAGGGCGGTATGGCTCGCATAGGTCTCGGCCGACTTGAAGCCGGTCAGACCGGCGATGTCGTGTGCCACGTCCGGGTGGCACAGGCCCCACAGCGATGGCAGCAGGGGGCTGGAACCGACGATCTGGGACCCCGCCGAGACCGGCGAGAACGTGTTGACGTAGTTGCGGGTCATCACGTTGATCGCGTAGTTCAGATCCCCGGCCGACACCGTGGCCGTGACCGCGCCCGCCGAAGCAACGTTCCCGGCGTAGTGCAGGGTCAGGTTGTCCTCGAGCACGTTGCGCTGCAGCCAGTTCAGGCTGCGGCCGGCGGAAATCGCCAGCGTCTGCACGATCCCGTCCATGGTGTGGTTGAAGTTGAATACGTCCACTTCCTCATTGACGTAGAAGAATTGACCGTATTTGCTGACCGTCGCGCTCGTGTCGGTGCGGTGCACGGTGGCGGGCGTGCGCCCCATGCCATAGGCCGCCGTGGTGACTTCCGACAGCGGAGTCACGGTCGGCGCGATGGCGCTCGAGTCGTCCGCGGACGTGTTGAAGCGCCGCCAACCGATCGTTGCGGTGCCTCGATGCAGCATCAGCTCGCCCGGCTGGGCGCCGATGTAATACGCCGCCAGCGGGCGCGCGGTGCGCAGCAGCGTCTCGTTATACGCGACGTTGACTGGCTTGGGTACTTCGACGTCAGTTGCTGATACAGTCAGGGCCATGGTCTTGTCCTCCTGGCACACATCGTGCGCCGGACGACAAGACCATTAAATCAACCGTGTTCGCGCTTCCATTTCAGGAACTCCTGATCCGACATGGCTGCGAGATTCGGCTGGCCGTCATCCGTCGCACTGGCTTTCGAAGCCCCGCGTACGGCGGCCTGTGCCGCGGCCCTGTCGCTGGTCAATTGCTGATCCACGGGATCGCCGAACTCTTTGCGCAGTTGGGCCGCCGACGCTGCAAGGATGCGTTTCCACGTCCCCGGTTCCTGGCGGCGGTTCTGGAATGCGACCATGACCCCGCGATTTTCCATGGCGAGATCATTTAGCATCCCGCGCACCACCCGGTCGGGCAGCTTTACGGGCAGCCCATCGCCCAAGTGCTCCTGAACAGTGCGAACGGCGGCCTCGATGTCAGAGGCCACGCGCTCCTGTTCGATCGCCTGAACGGTGCGCTGGAGCTCGTCGAAGCGCGGATCGGATTGGCCCTCGGTTGGCTTGGGCGGTTCCGCCGGTTTCGGAGCGCTAGCCTGGGCATACTCCTTGTCGATCGATGACAGGAGCGTATCCAGGTCGTCGGCCTGTGCGCCGGTGGTTCCTTCGGGGGTCGCCTGCGGCGCCCCACTCGGTTCCTCGGCCACGGTCGAGGCAGGTATGTCAGATGTTGCCATGTGTTTCCTCGCTTGTCAAATCAACGCCTTGGTGCTCCAGCGTCACCGACCGTCCGGCCAGCAGGCTGAGCACCCCCTCAAGCTGAGTGAAGGCGCCCGAGCGATAGATCCAGGCATGGATCTGCGCCTGGTCGTCCACCCCCGGGCGGTAGCGCGGTGGCGGGCAGGAGTCGGCGATCTTGCGCAGGATCGCGAACCAGCGCGGGTCGGAGGCCATCCCGCGCAGAAAGGCCTGCTCGGCCTCGGTCAGGAACGGATTAGCCGACATTGCCGATCGCCCCCGATGCCTGCAGCGCAGCCAGCGCGCCCACGTCGCCGCCGATGTCCGGGGCGGCTCCGGTGTCGCGGTTGATGAACGGATCGATGTCCACCCACCCGCCTTGGCGCAGGCGCTCTTCGATCATGGCCTCCAGGTTGAGCAGCGGCTGTTCTCCGCGTGCCAGGCGCAGGTTGTCGATCTGGATGGCCTCGGCCAGGGCCGTCATGCGCTCGGCGCGCTTGGCCTGTTCCTCGGCCGGCCCGCCGGAGCCATGGGCCGCGAAACTCACCTGGTCCGGGAGCAGCTCGCGGGTGAGCGTCACGTAGCCGCGGTAGGGCTCGATGTACAAGGTCAGCTCACGCCGGCCCATGGCCTCCAGGCCCATCGCCCAGGCCAGCTGCAGCCACTGCATCAGGGGCCCCTGCAGGGATGCGCGCACGTAGTCCACGGTGCGCACGGCCCCGCGTTGGAGCTCGGCGTTCTTGGCGAACGCCGTCGTATGGCTGACCGTTTGGGCGCCCAGGCGCGCCCGGTGGATCCCGACCGCATCGGCGTACTGCAGCAGGAAGTGCTGGTACATGGCCAACAGGGCCTGCGGATCGCCGACTAGGTGCGTTTTGATGTCCCCGAGCGTGGCCCACTGAGCGCCGGGCTCCATTATCGGGCCGCCCTGAGCGGCGAAATGGGTGTCCGAGCGGTCATAGCCGACCGGCGGCAGGGAGCGCAGTGCCCCCGCCTGGATCAGGTAGATAAGTGACTCGACCGCAGCGCGTTGGAGCGGATAGCCCTTGATCAGCGGACTGGTGGCGTATGGCGTGCCCAAGCGCTCGCGGTGGTACGGGAATTCGATGACTGTGCGCGGATGCTCCGGGAAGTGCAGGCGCACCAGGGCGGCGGCGTTGGATCCGCACGCCACCCATACGTTCGCGCCCGGAAGCTGGATGTCCCCGGTCGTCTTGCGCGGCACGATAAAATCGCCCTCGGCTTCGAGCAGCTCGACCATTCCCTTGTCGTCTGGCTTCAGGTCTTTGATTTCGCTGCTAATCCAGCCGGATCCGGCGGATCCTCGCGAGACCATTTCCCTGAAGTCGGAGAACATCATCCTGCGCGACAGGATGTTCATGGGCGCCGTTTCGAAGCCCTCGTGCAGGGTGATGTGGCGCCGGTCATCCAGATAGGCGTCCTTGATCGACACGGGCACCAGCGCCGGGATGCGCACGTCCTGCGCCTTGAGTCCGTTGGCGGTATCGGCCAGGATGCGGCGGTGCACGACGCGCGCCCGGCCGACGCCGACCCCGTAACTGAGTGCCTCGGCGTTGATCAAATCGATGTTGCCGCGAAAGTCGTATTGCGAATGCCAGTGTTCAACCACGCCAGCCACGAGCTTGTCGGCGTTGTCCTGGGTAATCAGGGAAGGGACTTCGTTCTGATCGCCCGTGACCACGGATGACAGATCCGCGCGCTCGAGGTATTCATCCGTCAGCGCGGCGCGTGCCTCGTACCAGGGGCCTGAGTCCGGGAACTCCATCCCGCGCGTGTCGGCCACCAGGGTCTCCAGAGCCTCGGCCTGCAGTGGTAACTCGACTTCCGGCAGCCAGGCCTTGCGCGGATCCGGTAGGCCGTTGCCAGACAGCTTGTGAGACCGATCGGGTCGCATGTCGATTTGTCGATCGATCTCCTTCCAGATCTGCTCCAGATCCTTGCGCTTGCCCTTTCGGCGTACGCGCTCCTCGTAGACGTACTCAGCGATGACCTTGAAGTCGCGCCGGTCGAATCTTCGCTTTGCCATCACACCACCACCTTGAAATGCCCGGCGAGATAGAAGGAGTCGATGTGCTCCTTTGCGTCGACCTCGGCGGCTTCCAGGCGGCCTGCCCGGTTAGCTTGGGCCGAGCGATTCGGATCATGGTCGAGCTTGAAGTACATTGGCCTGCCGAGCACCGCGAGTCCGTTTTGCACGCCCCAAACCGACACGTAGTAGCCCGCGAGCATCCATGCGTCGGTGGGATCGATGACGGCCGGGTGCGCGTCGAAATGCGGGCCGCCCTCGGCGAGGTAGACATCCTTGCCGCGATAGGTGAACCTGCGCGCAGGGCGCACACCATGTCGGTGGAAGTGTGCTTCCAGCGCCGGACCGACCCGGTCTGCAATGGATATGACTCGCCTCATAAAGAGATCCTCGCGGCGCGCGCTGAGCTGCGCGAATATGCCGTATGCGCGGCCTTGGTGTCGGCGTATTTGAGCATGATCAGCGCGTAGCGGGTCGCGTCCATCAGATCGTTGCGTACGCGCACGATGTCGCCGCGCCGGTCGCGGTGGTAGCTGCGAAACTCGGTGAACCACTCGTTGCACTGGTTGAACACCTTGAGCCGATCTGTGTTCATTCTCTCTGTCATCTCGTTGATCCAGGGCTCCGTGGGCTGTGCTCCGCCCTTGTCGCGATCGTATCGCGCAGACAGTGGGAGCATGTTGACTCCGTGGCGCCTGTAGCTGTCCGCGAGGACGATGCCGCCGACCTTCTCGCGATTCGCACCGTCGTGCGGCCATGCCATCGGGATCCACGCGCCGCGTGCTTTGATCGCTTCGGCGTGGTATAGCGACTCCTTACCTGTTTTTTTATAGCAATCGTAGATATAGACGCGGTCGTTTTCCCGGTCGTGGGCGAGCCACACCACCGACGTGGGGTGATCCTCGTCAAGGCCGAAATCGATTCCGGCGATGCGCGGCCAATGCACGGGGATCGGGAATTGCCATTCGGTGATTTCGTCTTCTGCCACGTTGAAGATCCTTCCGGTGCCGAGCATCGCAAGGCCAAGCGTGCGTGCCTCGATCTGATGCTGCGGATAGCTGAGCTTCAGGCGCTCCTTGTCCTCCTCCTTCAGATGTGGGGCATCGTCCCATGACGCCGTCACGCAATAGATCCCGGGCGCCTTGGGCTGCATGAAGTGGCGCGTGATCTCGGTTTCTCCGAGCAGCGGCGTCATGCCAAGCAGCAAAATCCCCGATGAACGGAAAATTCGCGTCTGGCACTCGACGAAGATGTCGCGCTGGTGCGCGTCGTTCTCGTCCGGCTCCTCGTCGAGTACGATCCCGTCCGGGGCGCCGGCCTGCCATGCGCGCCACCCTTGACTGTAGGTTTTGAAGGTGACCGTGCTGTACCCGCCGCAAGCGTGGCGCACCGTTACCCGGTCGGCAATGTCCGATATGCCGGCCTGGCGGGTGCGCACCTTGCCATGTATGCGCTCGCGAGGAATGAAACCCGTACCCAGGTTTTGATCCAGATCGGCGCCGAGCAGGATGCGTTGGATCCCGATGCGCTGCTGGTCCGCGTCGATGGCGCCGATCCACCAGTGGTTGGGTCCAGGGAAACGCCACCCCTGATACCAGGAGGGGTAGTCCCCAAGCACGTGCGCGGCGCACTCCCACGCCACGGAATAGCTCTTGCCCACCCCGTTGGCCGAGATGGAGGCGCGTTCCTTGGCGAAGGAGCCGGCACTGTGGAAATCGAGCTGCCATGGCTTGGCTGACCACCAGTGCCACCCGTTCTGTTTCCACAGCCGCCCGCCGGGCAGCGTGTCGGGATGGCCGAGCGGACGGTAGCGCAGGAACTGCGAATAACGCGCGGCCCTGACAAGCTGCTCAAGCAGCTTTGTCTGTTCTTGGTCCACCGGTTCTCAAACACACGAAACCGCCGTGCGCGTCCGACTGGCTGAACGCATAGTTCAGCGCGAGCAGGCCGGCGCCATACAGTGCTTCGCAGACCTCAAGCAGATCGCCGGGCGATTTCAGCGTGTGCCGGCTCCAGCGAACGTGCACGAAGTTGTCTGTCTCAGACAGGATTTCGATCTTCTTGCCCATGCGGCCTCCCTAACGTGCCGGCGCCCCGAGCAGTTCACGGGTGCGTCCGGAGAAGCTTTTCACGCGCCCAGCGAAGATATGCCGGGCCGCGTTGGTCCAGTAGCGCGGGAATCCACCGACTGCGGTCACTTCGGCGGCAAAGTTAGTCTTGACCCAAGGCGGATCGAAGTAGTGCCCCGAGTTGTCCAGCGGCGCACCGCACAGCCAGACCTCATCGTAACCGAGCGCCAACGCCGTATAGCAGGCGTTCAGTGTGCTGGTGCCGTGGCCGGGCCAGGGCCACCGGTGCGTACCGCCCGACCCGCATGAATGGATGTGGCGGACCTGAGGATGCTCACGGCGATATTGGGCGCGCAGGCCCGGAATGTGCTCAAGCACCTTGCGGTCGTTCGAGTACAGATGCAGCAGCGGGCCCGGCCAATGCAGCCCCATCTGGTTGATCGCCATCACGGGCAGGTCGCTGTTGCCGGCCATGCCCGCGGCCTCAACGTCATCCCACGCGCAGCGCCCGGCCGCGACCAGCAGTAACCGGCCGGAAAACTTCCCGCACAGATCCGGCAGATCCGTCAATTGGATCCCGAGCGGCGTAAATTCGCGGACCACGTCTTCCTTGGAGCGGATCACCTCACCGCCAATGCTCCCGGATAAAGGGAGCATCGACCTCGTGCGGCTTCTCGGTGCCGTGGAAATAAACGATCCGCGCGTCCCCCAGGCCTCGGATCTTGACGTGCTTCTTGTAGCTGACCACCTGCCCCGGAAAGAGATCATCGAGCCAACGCGGGCGCAGGCGGTCGATGGCGACCATGTCCGTATGCCCCATGACGTTCACGGGGCCGCGGGCCAGCACGACGCCGGTGCACGCCTTCGTCGGGCGATTCGGGTCTCGTGGCGCCGCCAGCTCGCCGTCCCACGCGAACAGTTCATCGAGCGAGCCGGTGATGACCGTATCCAGGCCCATTACCACCAGCCGGCGCGCCGGCACGGCGTAGCACTCGAGCAGTACCGTATTCCAGTCCACCGGCAGTCGAAGGTCTCGCGTCTGGACCGGCTCGGCGAAGTCGTACGGCTGATCCGTGAAGCACACGAGGTTGAAAGGGCGCGAATAATTGCGCCGCACCCCGCGATACAGCCGGTCCACCCAGGCGGCGTCGAACACCGCGCGCGAGTTCTTGGGAACGTTGGCCCCGCCCGTGAACAGGCAGCACGAGACGACGACCTCAGTGTTAACCATAGCGCGCCGTGCCCCAATGCCCCAGGCGGATCGAAGGTTCCAGCCAGATCGATCCGCCGATGGCGCGCCATCGCTCGCAGAACGCATAGTCCTCGGATACGAAATACCGATCCTGCCAGCGGGGCGCTGGCTTGATGAAGGTGTTGAAAAAAGCCCACACCTCGCCGGTGCCCTCCATGTGGCGCAGATCCTCGTACTTCTCGGCCATCTGGTCGAACACTGCGCGGCGGATCATCAAGAACCCGGTCCCGGCGTAATCGACTTCCGTAGGCCCGTCCAGGTCGTCAAGCTTGACCAGGGCGCCATCCTTCCATGCGGTGACGCCACCAGACGGGCGCTTCATCGCATAGGCGCCGCAGGCGACCTCCTTGCCGAGGTTATACAGCTTGGCTACGTCCTCGGGCGCGAACTCGATATCCCCGTCGATAAAGATCATCGCCTCGTAGCGGGTGCGCAGCCAGAAAGACGAGGCCTGAGTGTTACGCGCGCGCGTGACAAGGGATTCATTCGTCGTGACAAGCCAATCGTGATCAACCCCGGCCGCGAGCAGCGACTCTTTCAGCGCCATGCAGGAAGCGAAATACGGCTGCTGGCACAGCCCGGCGTACATCGGCGTCGCGATCAACAGGCTCAAGGCTCTAGCATCCTTGCGCCGGCAGCTAACAGCACCCGCAGCGGAACGCCCGGCAGATCGCTGAGCTCTCGGCAATCGAACGCCGCGCAGACTTTGGGGCGATCCTCGTAGATCCCACAGCCCCCGGGCGTCAGGTAGACGCAAGTGCCCTCGTGGTCGGCGAGGCGGAACCGCCCGCGCTCGTCACAGGTGCGCAACAGCCAGTCCCCGTCGCCGTCTTCGAGCACAAGCTCCCGGTCCGGGCCCTGGCAGCAGGCCCGGCATCCGCGACAGTTGATCACAGTCCGGTCAGGTTGGCGCTCGGCGCGCCGGACGACAGGCTCGACAGAAGCGCTCGCCCCGCCTGTGCGCGCAGGCTCACGGGCTCTACCAGCGGGGGCGCAGTCGGAGGCTCGACGGACACCACCTGAGGCTGCAGGGCAGGTGCGCGCGCCTGCGCCGCGTTAGCGCCCGGGAGCTGGCTTGCTGCACTGCCCCTGGGCGCATCCCCGGGAAGTCCCTGGGCGAGCCCCCGAGCGGCACGCTGGGCGATGTTCTTGACGCGCTCCAGCAGACTCTGGCCGCCGGAGGTGGTGCCAGGAGTGCCGACCTGAATGTTCGTGCCGGGGATCTGCCCGCCCGTGGGCAGTGCCTGGACACCGGGCAGCGCCTGAGCCCCGCCGGCCACGGCGAGCGGTGAGGCGCCGAGCGGAGCGCCTCCGGCGATGCCGACGGTTGCCGGGTTCAGCGCGCCGGAGCCAACGAGCCCACCACCAGTTGGCGTCGTGACGCCAGTTGAAAGCCCCGGCACCGCGTTAGCCGATGCCCCCGAGCCGCCCGAGGCGCTTTTGATGATGTTGGTGATGCGCCCGAGCAGGTTGTTTCCCGACAGCGCCGAGACGAGCCCGGCGCCCACGCCGGCCGCGCCGATGCCGACCGCGAGCTGTGGTAGGCCGAATCCGGAGGCCTCGGTTGCCTTGGAGGCCTCGAAATCGCGCTTGATGTCGGCGGCGAGTGTCTGGGCGGGGGCGCTTTTGACGGCCTGGAAAAGGCTCTTCAGCGATCCGTCCCCGGCACGCTCTGACACGCCGAACGCAGGCAGGCCCAACCCGCGCTGGAATTGCGGATCGGTGTTAACCTTCTTGACGAATTCATCGGCCGGAATGGCCGCAAGGCGCGCAGTGGCCTCGCGCTTGAAGCGCTCGAATGAGCCCGCCGGCGCCTGCGAGGACATCCCCGGCGCGAATGCCGCCGCCCCGCCCCGCAAAGGTGTGCGGGCGGCCTGCGCCTTGTCCGCGGCCTCGATGTTGGACAGGCGATCAATGATGCCTGTACGTTGGCCTTTTACCCACGCCTCGAACGAGGCGGCCTCGCGGATCGACTTGACGGCAGACAGGGTGCGCTCGAGAAGCTCGCTCGATGCGCCGCGTTGCAGTGCCATCAAACGTCGTCCGGCATCCTGCGCGGCAAGGTGTCGCGCAGTTTATCGAGCATGGCGGCCGCCGCGCCGGCGGTGCGCACGTACTCCTGCATCAACTCGTTCATCCTGCGCTGCTCGGACAGCATCTCGCGCATTAAAACGTGATTTTCCTTGAGCAAATCGATCTCCTGCTGCGCGGTCTTCTGCCATGACTCCAGCAGCGACAGGCGGTAGTCGATGCCGCCAGCCATCCGGTTGACGTTGGTCTTGAAGTCGCACAGACCATTCCAGGCGCGCGCGGCGGTGTCGCAGTTTTTATCTTGTTCTGTCACAGCAAGACCCCCAGGATAATGGCGCGCATACGCTCGCACCCGATGAACAACGCGGCGAGCACCGAGACTGCGAGTATTCGCCACAGGTAGTCGGTGCGCCTGCGGCCGGGGCGACGCGGTTTTCTCATTCCTGCAAATTACGCTGAAACGCCCCGATGTCCGGCGGCACGCGAGCACGCCAGCCGCGATAGTCGTAAGGTACGCAGCCGGTGGTGTAGACACACGTTCCCGCGCCGAAGGCTGGGGAATCGGGACGGAGTTTGAAGTCCTCCGCTGTCGTGCCGTTGGGGTTGACGAATAGGGGGTCGGCGTTCACGCCACTGGTTCCCGAGGTCGCTGCCTGACCGTCTTGCTTGACTTGGCGCGCAGTGCCAAAGAACACGTTATGTGATTCGTTGACCGTGGGATTTTCAGCGAAGCTAATACCATCCCCCACTGACCCTAAGATGTTGTTGCGCACATCTATCGTGCCGGTCAGGTTGTTTATTCGCACCGCATGTTCAGTCGCGCCAATCAGCGTGTTGTTGTGCAACTTGGTGGTAGCGTTATTTACAGTTCTCGAATCCCTGTGCAAAAAGCCGTAAGTTCCTCCAATACCTATGTTGCTGTTGAATTTGTTGCCAGCTTCCCCGCTATTGCTCTTATACGCCGGTCCCTCAGTGTTTTTCACAAAGTTTCTGTTGACTTTGATGTTGCGAGCCCAGTTATCCAGGAAACAGCCAGCCCCGTCTGATGGCCAGAACTTCCCATACGTATAGCCATCGACGTAATTGTCGTCGATGTAGCTTTTACCTGTGGCGAAATTTTCGCCTTCTCCGATATAGAAGGCAGCGGTTGAAATGCTGAGCCCCCCGTTCACGGCGCGGTTATTTCGAATGTAGTTCCCTTCGCCGACGCGGCCATGGATATGGCTGTGCTTTTCTCCATACGTCGTCCCGACCACCCCGTTGATCTCACAACGCTTCATCGTGTACGTCGCGGAATCACTGCCGATCCGGAATCCGTTGCCGACGTTCTCGAACCACCCGCCGAGAATTTTAACGCCGTCCATATCGGCGGTCGCGTATGAACGAACCAGCGCATGCACGCAAAGCGCGGCATAACGGAAGCCCAGTTCTTCAAGAGTGATAAAGCGCTCGTCCTTGATCACAATCGCCGCTCTATCGCTCACTAGGACCTGACCGTAGTAGCTTACCGGCGCGCCCACAGAATAAATGAACAGTTTTTGCTCAGACGTATCGATGTCCCAGTCCTTGGCTTTCGCGATGGCCTTACTGGCACCGATATAGTCAATCCGTTCGCCGTATTCACCGACCGCGCCGAAATTGATCAGTGGATTGTTTGCACTGTCCGTAAAGGGCGTAGACCAGATGTTGTTGCCCTCATCAGTCCACGTCCGCAGCGCCGCCCAATCTGTCCAATACCCCAGCACGGCGTCTTCGCCTTTCACTGTGATGGGCGACCCGTTGCTGCCACTACTTTTAATTTCAATGGCGCTCGTGATCTCCCCGTAAAGCGTTACTTCGTCTCCGGCATTTAGGCTGGCGAAGTCCATATCATCAACCGCAATAGCGTTTGCAAAACTTGCGCCGGTTTCGGCGCCCGACCCGTCTTGCGTTACGTGATATTCAGCCATGGGTCACCCCCAACGGCCACAGCAGCGCGATTAGAATCAAGCGTTTGATCATGGCGTGAAGATCCCGATAGCAATGACGCTCACGTTCGCGCCGGTCGTCACAGACCATGCGCCGCCGGTTGATCGAATATTGAGTTCGATGGTGATGGGCGTCAGGTCAGACAACGTGCCCGTGGCAAACACACTGATAGCCGAGCCTGAGCCGTCCTCGATGCTGACGTTTCCTGCACCTGTGGTAGCCGGAACGATGATGAGTTTGTGCAGAAAGTCGCCGACCGCTCCTGTGACCCCGAGAACCTGGTCGGTCTGAGATGCGGCTACGGTTTCGTAGTCGAACGGCCCCTGAATAACCTGAGTGGCGTCCCAGGTTTCGTTGATTGAGGGACCAACCGAGTTGACGTTCAAATCGCCGTCGCTGGTGCAGCGCAGGCGACGTTCCAACAGGCCGCTTGCCGCATAGTGCGCCCATATAGCTGTGTTGGACATGTCTTTCTCCTGGGCCGTCAGGCCAGCGAATTTTCCTGTTTCAGGTCAGGTGAGCCTAGGGCCATCTGCATGCCCATGTACTCGTGTACATCGATGATTACGGCGCGATCGAATTTGCGCGTGCGTCCCGCATTCTCGCGGGCGCCCTTGATCCGAAGCCGGTACTGTCCATCATCGGATGCCTCCAGCTGGACCTGCACCCGGTCCAGGCGCCATCCGTAGAGCTCGTAAGCCATCAGGCGGTGGCCTTGAACGAGGCCTTCAGGCCCGGGCGCACGTGGTGATATTCAATGACGTTGGCAGGCAACACCGGATCGTTCGTGGTCGCGGTCGGATCGGCCCCGAAAGCCACATGACACGCCGCGTCGGTGATGATGCGCACGAAGTGCGTTCCCGTCCCGAACGCCGAAGACGCTCCGGCCGTGGTCGTGAAACTGACCTTCTGTGTCGCCACCGCAGGCTGCGTCGGCGCCTCGACCGGCATCCCGCGAGCCTCGTCGCCCTTGTGTGAATGCTCTGAGATGTAGGCATTAGCCACGATTCATCATCCTTCCCATGTTCAGCATGAAACCGCCAGGCGCCACCGTGTCCGACTCGCCCGGCAAGACGACTGCTGGCGGATGCAGCGCCAGTTGCAGATCCAGGCTGGGCAACGCCGCCAATCGCAGCACGATCGCAGTAGACGGCGGCGGCAGCGACAGCGTTACATCGAGCGCCGGTAAATCGACCTGCGTGGTCCCGACCGCCGTGATCTGCGTGGCCGGCGCAAATAACGTGGCCCCGATCGAAAGCGCTGGAATGGCGCTGATCCGCTCGGTCTGCGTGGCCGGCGCAAACGGGGTAACATTCAGGCTGAGCGCCGGAACCTCGGTGGTTACGGTGCCGAGGATCTCGGTGGTCGGCGCAAATAGCTGCAGTTCCACTCATCGATACCCCATGGCCTGCATCATTTCCCCGTGATCCGATCCGATCCGCTGCGCCTGCTCGGGCGTCAACTCCTGCTCCCAGCCTTTCCCGCTCCCGAAGAAGCGCTCCGTCCTTTGGGACGCCTCAATGAATCCTCGCTCGTCCTCCTGCGCCATCAGCCGCTCCAAAGAGCACGCCTCGACGGCCCGCGCGATCCGCGCGACATCCGGGCGGACGTTGCAGGCGACCAACATCCGATGCAGCGCATCCGACGGATCCGTTCGCAAGTCCTCGAACCGTACCAGAACGGTCTGCGGATCGCCGCTGCCCCAGCTCCTGACGTGGTTGGACCACGAACTCAGGATGTGTGGGATCTCGAACTGCTTGCCAATGGCATGGTCCTCGTCGGCCATGTTGGCGATCGTTTCATCGACCGATTTGCCCATATGGCGCGCGAAGCTCGGCGCCACGTCCCGCGGGTCGCGCACGAGGTAAATGGCGCGGAAGGTCAATGGCCCCGGTATGAGCCGCACACCGTAAAGCTCGGCGTTGGCGTGGTGTGTCTTGGCCACCACCGGGCGGTGACGAGTGCCGTTGATCATGTTCAGCAACGCAGCATAACGGACCAGGATCTTATCCCTGCCCGACATCGCGCTGATGGGCTTGACGCTGGCCGCTTGATACCAGTTCGCGGCAACGTCGCCGGTCGTAATCGTGTCGTTGATACAAGCGTGGCCGTCATAATGGTAGGCCGTGAGCAGCATCCGCGCCCAGGTGGACCCAGACTTCGGATAGCTCGCCAGCCAGACGATCATGCCGAATCGACGAGACGCAGGATCCCCGATGCGTTGAATTGCAGCTTCAGTTTTTCCCCGGCGGCGAGCGAAACCGTCGCCTGCGCCGTATCCACGTCCCCATAACACACCGGCGCATCGAGCGGAGATGTCGTGTTCTCGTCGTAGATGGCCCACGCCTTGACCGAGCTGGTGCCGCCGGAGGCGGTGAAGGTGACATCCGCCGCGTCGAACTTGGCATCGTCCGTGCTGGTCGTGGTCCAGGTGACCGAGCCGAGCGTCTTGGTCGCTGCCGCGAGATTCGATGCGGCGGTCAGCTGGCTCTTGAGCGTGTTCGTCGCGGCCGGCGTGGCGGACAGCAGCATGACTTTGAAGGTATGCGCCGCGAAGTCGATCGTGCCATTGCCGATCAACTTCGTCGTGTGATTGAACGCAAGGTTGGTTCCGGTTGCCATTTCGATCCCCTCACAATGTCGGTATGTTGCTGACCAGGCTCCTGAGCGAGCTTGGCGCGCTCAAGGTCGCCGTTAGATCCAGCACGCTTACGTCGGATGTCGTCAAGCCCCCGCCCACTCCTGTGATCTGGTCAAAGCCGATGTCCCACGTCGTTCCTCGGGTGTCGCCATCGACATCCCAGTCGAAAGGATAGTCCGCGTCAGCGCTCAGGTCGGTGCCGAACCCCTTGGCGCCGGCGTCCGCGCTATCAAGGTGGTAATCGTCGTTGGCGGCGTCGACGAAGGTGAAGGTCTGGTTGATGCGGTTGCCGGTTGTATCGGTATCGTCAGCGGTTGCGTCGCTGGACGCACAGTATTGTACTATGTGCGTCGTGTCAGCCATTGAAAAATCAGTGCCATTGTCGGCTGAAAGACAGTTGATTACTTTAGCGTTGCTGCTGCCGCCGACTTGTTCAATTCCTGCGTTAGTACAGCCCACTGCGGTACAGTTGTACAACGCCCAGTTGGATCTCCGCATAGAAAAACCAACGCCACATTTGAAAGCTAAACTATTGGCAGCGCCACCATCTTGGTTTGATGTTTGCAAAAACCCTTTATGATTGGCCGCATGGAAAATACAGCGGTCAGCAGCGATGGGCCTGATCGAGGATCGACAAAACAATGCTGCATCAGTGGAGGAATTCCAAATTATCAATCCATAGACCTTTGCATAACTGGAGGAAGTAAGTTTTAAAGTGATTGAGCTAGAATTGGATACTAAGGCAAAACCCGTAAAATCCCCTGCGCCATCCTTGGGCATGCCGTTATGTATATGGCCAGCAGCAGCTCTAATTTCAACATAGTGGGTGCTGTCCCATGTCCATCCGCTAACCTCAGTTGGGTCCACTAACCCGCTCGCCCAATCGTTATAGCATTCAGCAAGTGCGATCTCGTCAGCAGTTACCAAATCCCGCTGCTGGTCTGACTCCCACGCCGACAACGACGTATAATCGCCCCCCGAGGAACGAATGGTATGCGTGACAGTCGTGGCCACTATTCGATCGT